TGGCTTTTGTTTTTCTATTAAAGTTTTGTATATGAATGCAGGTTTACTTAAACAATTCTTTTGATACGTTCCTAGTGATGGTTTTTCTTGTATGTCGTTTGGTACACCTAAACGATCTAACTGGGCTTTTAGTCGTTTTGCGTGATCGCTGTAATACGTTTTACCGTCTATATCACTATAAAAAGAAATCACTTCAGTTTGCATGTTTAAGAGTTTCCTATATGGTATTTAGGCACCAATTGCCATTCTTTCTTTTCTTTATGGGGAATAATTTTTAATTGTGCCAGAGATATCATGGGTTCTGCGTACTCTTCAGGATCAACTGCTTCAACTAGTCCCCATTCCACTAACAGTTTTACAATCATATTACGACGACCTAAATCTGTATCGTCTATATCTGTCTCCAGACCATCAAGATCTAGCATTTCTTTAAAGTGCATAATGGCGTATCGTCCACGTTTATGAAGAATGTGGCAGCTTTGGTACAGCTTTTTTTCTTTCTTAGACGATACCCCCATACGAGTAAGGGTCTCTTTAACCTTAAGAAAGTCGTCTTTAGTTTTTAGTTTGACTTCCACTCCAAGGCCATCAAAAATATCTTCGGGTTCCATTATAATCCGCTTTCAAATAAAATTTTAGTTACACGGAATTATTTAGGAATTTTGGTATTTGCCCCACCGGTGTCTACCAGAGCAAAAATAGCTTTCCAATCGTCGTCTGATATCAGTTCTGCTGCTTGTTTAGCCTTGGCATGAGAATACCCGTATAAAGTCTTTAAAGCGTCTATACGCTCATTGGACTCGTCCTTGAGCCATTTGCTGAATCGCTTACGGGGCCGAACCGACTGAAGCAAGAAATCGTACTGTAGCTTCTTACCCAGTCCCGGTAACCGGTTCATCTCGTTTGCCAAGAAAATGGTATCGGAAAAGTATGATAATCCTCGGTTGGCTAGGAATGGATTGTACTGCCGTTCCGTTTCCGGATCAGCGTCAATTATGGAATTTTTGGTTTGATTTATGGAATTTAAAAAGTCAAAGGGGTTCATTTAAACTCGCAGTTCATCATTAGTTCCACCATAAACGCACACAGGTTAATCTCCTGATCCGCCACAAACGCAGTCTTGTACTGGTATTCACCAATAATAACTACTGCCTGTGGGATACTCTTGGCTTCTAGGTGCTCGTATAAGCCATCGTAGACCTTTCTAAACACGTCCTGCGGGCTGTTGTCTAGGTTGCTGGCTACCCATTTACGGATTTCTGTAAAGTTTTTAGTCTTCAGATACTCCATAAGTTCCTTGATATTCAGTTCTCCAGCAGTGCTCAAAATTCCAATATCGATTACTCCAGCAGCAGAATACCTCTGAAGTTCGTTTAGGGTACGCCTAAAATCCGGAAAATACTTGACCACAACCCGAGACAGGACCTTAAGATCGTATTCGATGCCCTCCTCGTCTAGAATGGCCTGACAACGGGACAGGAACTGCTTGGCCAGTTCTGGGCGTTCCTTGGACGGGAAGTTAAAATCAACCACCGTACAACGAGAGTGAATAGGTTCAATAATCCTGTTCTTGTAGTTACAGGTAAGGATAAACCGACACGTCTTGGCAAACTCTTCAATAGCTCCTCGAAGGGCTGGCTGAATGCTTTGGGCATTAGAGTAGTCAAACTCGTCCAGAATTACAATCTTTTGCTTGGCATCTTCTGATAAAGAAACTGTACTAGCAAACTGACGAATCTTGGTTCGCAGAGTATCGATGTTGCCGTCTTCAGAACAGTTAATAATAATGTAATCTGCGCCTAGTTGTGTGCACAACGCACGGGCTACTGTGGTTTTACCCATACCGGGCTTGCCTGCTAGAAGCAGATTAGGACACTCTCCGCTTTCAATAATAGCGTTAAAAGTGTCCTTAAGATCTTGTGGAAGTACACAATGATCGATAATTGCTGGTCGATACTTTTCGACCAACAGTCCAATTGCGTTGTTTGCTGTTAGCATATTATTCCTTGTAGGTACTACTTGCGTCCATTGCTACCCAATACTTTACAGGGCGACTGGCATGATTAAACTGTCCAATCACGCTCTTAGACAGAGCAACATGATAATCACCGTCCAACATCTTCATGTTCTCAAGTTTAAAATTAAACGAAAAATCTGCTCCTGCAGTATTGTCTCCTACTTCAATAGAAAACACATTGCAAGTAGGATCCTTAAGATCCTTGACCACTGCTAGAACTTTGTCATCATCAGACACAAAACACAGATCAGGATTACCCAGAACCGCACCTGCTCTTTGAAGCTCACGAAAGTCGTCGTTAGTTAGATCAAATTCCACAGCCGTATCTACCTTTTTAATAGTTTTGGTGGGATACGAAAGAAGCTTGGGATCAGAGTAGTAGTACTTAACCTTAGAACCACTAGCTCCGGTAATAGTCACGTACTTGTCTTCAAAACTAAACTCTGGATCTGTGAACAAAGAAATCACTCCCAGCAGCTTATTAAGATCCCAGATACCAAACTCCGCATCAAAAGTTTCTTCTACATCTACCTCGGCCATAATATTTTTGGTAGGAGACATAGTGACGATTTTGGAACCGGGTTTTACGTACAGATTAGAGTTGATACCACTGAAATTCTTCAGGATATTAAGAGTATCTTTAGAAATAGTTGTTGTCGCTTTAGTCATAATATAAAAGTCCTTTTATTTATTAAATCGTTCAAAATTTTCAAAGTCATCACTGTCAGAAGTATATCCATGACGAAGATCATTCAGCCAACCTTCTTGATTTGGTTTTCGCCCTCGCTTTTTCTTTCGACGGGCCGCAGCCTCTTTATGTTCGCGCTTCCAACGTTCATACTCCGATTCTGGTTCAGGTGTGTACATCAAAACTCCTCCAAATGTGGCATCAATGTCTTCAGTTTATGATCAATAAAATACTGAAGCAGCTTATCTCTGCCTTTTCCTTTCTGTGATTCATAAGTTTCTAGAATACGATCTTGTAGATCTTCTGGTACATTGCTCATGTCGATTAAAGTGCTATTTCTGATGTATTTAGGATTTGTATAAAATTCAGAGCTTTCTGAATCTTTCTTTAGCTGCTCAATTCGCTTTTGTGTCATCGGCGTTTGTCGCTTACCGTCTTGTACAAAAGTGTCGTCATCACTAAGAATATTAGGAATTCCATCACTGGAATCACCTCCTATAACGTGTTCAAACAAAAAACCACGTGGGTCTGAACACATAAGATATTTATCTGTAGTAGGACTATACTGTTCTACATTCGAAAAACGTTGAAGTTGTTGAAAATCCTTATCATTAGACACGATAAGAATTTTTTCACTTTGTGAATACGTCTTGCACAAGGTGTAAATAATATCGTCTGCTTCTGCCCCTTGAAGCCTAATACTAGGATATGGAAATACTTCTCGAATTTCTTCACGAAGACCGTCAAGAATTCCAAATACAGCTTTCCATTCTTGGGCATTCTTAAGTTGTTGCTTTTTACGATTGGCTTTATAATGCGGGAAAAACTGCTTTCGCCAGTAGTCACTTCCATCATTACAAATAATCATTTCGCCGTATGAACGAAACTTGGTACGGTACTTTCGATACGAGTTAAGAACTGTATGACGAACGTAATCTTCATTTAAGGGTTCGCCATCTTTTGCTGCTTGAAAAATGTTAGCCAGGATAATTTGGTTATTGTCAATAAGTAACATGATTTAATTGTATCACATAAAAAAGAAAAGTCAATAGATTTGTACCCATTGTTCAGAATCAGTGTCAGAAATGTATTTGTATAATTTTCCAGTATCTGAATTAAACCACTCGTCTCCGGCTACTACTCTGGATGGAGGAGTGCTGCCAGTAAAATATGTCACTGTGGTTCCTGTTCGTTCTCCTGATAATGGTTGCCAACCAGATCCTTTATGTTCTGGGGATTTACATAAATCGGGATTTCGGGTAGCAATATAAGCTTCACCGTTTTTATATACAATATCGCCTTTGGTGTATTGTATGCAAGTGCCGGTGGCATCTGTTACTTTAAAAATTGTAGGAAAATTAGCCATTTAATATTTCTTTAAATTCTTCTAAAGTAGTTATCATTTGTTTGATCTTACGCTTACCAAGGAATGAAAATCCTTCTTTTAGGTCTTGGTCTTGGCCTTTATACGCAGTCTTTAGTTCTTTGATATGAGGATCAAACACCTTAGTTAAACGCTTAAAATGAACGGGCTTAATACCTTGCATCTTAAGCCATTCGCTGTGGTCTACATTCTTTAAGGCATCTC